GAGTAGGCATATTGACCCATACCATCGTCCCAGCATCACCCGGCACAGGTATCAATGTCTATAACGTAGAGATCAACGCTGCATCTACTACTGGCGCATGGAAGATTACGACAGGAGCAGGTGTTGAGTGTATGGCTGTAGGTATATTCTCAGCATAATGCCTAGTCCTAAAGAACTAGCCAAAGCTCTTGCGTATCGGGGCGAGATTAGGAATACGCCGCAGAATAGTTTTCTAGGTGGTATAGCTAACTTTCTTGCTCCAGTATCAGAGTTTGCTGATCGTGACAAGCTACCTGAGAGCATACCCCTGCTGGGCGGTATGAGCTTTGCTGACCTGTCCGGGCTGAAGGGAGCGCAAAGCCTTGTAAATGACATGAGCTATGGCACACCACCTATCAGAGGCGCGTCACTACAGACAGCTAAGGTAGACCCTAGAGTGCTTGACCTTGCTGGCGTGTCTGGTGCAATGATGCCTGTCGGCAAGGCGTTAGGTAAGGCTGCACTCAAAAAGGCTGCTGAACAGATACAGAACAAAACTGGATTTGCAAAGTTCATGCCAGATACAAGAATGGGCATAGTGCCAGAGGGCGCGTCTATGCCGCAGCGACCTAAACTGCAAGTTAAGCCACCAAAAGAAGATATTTATTCTGTTGCAGATGCCAACTTCAGCATGGGCATTCCTTCTGGGAATAAGACTGTAAAGATTGGCACACTACAAGGGTCTATGTCATCTGCGGCAGGAGATGCCGAAAGAGTTAAGAAGTTGGCGGGTCAAATGTCTGCTGACGGCGGTTATATTGAGAGGCTAATTGTCGATCAGAATGGAAATGTAATAGAGGGCCAGCATAGGCTTAATGCGTTGCGCTCCCTCGGTGTTACTGATATTCCCGTTTCTGTAATACAAGATGCTTCACCAACATACGACCTTTTAATGAAATCAGGAAAGCTGCGGTCAGAACACGCAAGGCAGATTGTGCGAGATTCAGCAGATATGCTTAAATCTGAGGGAGGAGACGTTAGTGCTGTTCTATCAGGTTATGACTTGCCGAAAGGTTATGAGCAATATTTTATGGACGCTGTAAACGATTTATCTAAACCAAAGGCTAAGGCTATGAGTGCGCCAGATAATGTAGGCGGCGCTATGATGCACAGACCTAAGACAGAGTTCGAGATACTGCATGACACAGCACAGCGAAATGCTGCGCTACCAAAGGATCAGGGTGGACTAGGACTGCCAGCAAATAATACCTATATAGACAGAGCGGGTGCGATGGGTGCGGTAGACTATTTGCATGGCACACAAAGATTAGACAGATTACTATCTGGTAAAAATTTAGACCCTAAAAGAGCTACATCTGGGCCTATGCCATTTGGTACAGACACACCACCTGTTGCATCTAGTTACGCTATGAACAAACAAGACACTAGCAGAATGGCTAGTAACACAGGTGATTTAGCAGAATCCTTCCAAGTATCTCCCAAATCACTTGGTTTAAGAGGGAAAAATCCATACACAGTAGAACAAAGCTGGAATCTATTGTCTCCAGAAGTTAAAGCAGATATTTTAGATAAGTCTCGCAGAATTGGGTATGAAAATCCAGCACAAGGAGAGGGCGCATGGACATTGCATCCAACATCACAAGGAGCGCCATTCTCTCCCAGCCATTTTGACTACGAATTAAAGGCAGCTAAAGGAAACCCATTAGCCGCACTAAGAAGCGTGTACGGAGAAAGCGGTATGTTAGATGCGTATGCCCCATCTGAACTAGCTGATATTTACAAATTAGCTGGATACCCGCACGAAATTAGTCAAGCCAATGCTCCGTGGACATCTGCACAAGGTGTGTTGACAGGCAAGGCCATGATAAATAACCCATTAAAGACAAGTAATGTTGAAGAGATTAGAAGCACAGTCATACCTGCGTTAAAAGAAGCGTTTGCAAAAGATAAGACAAGACTAAAAACATCTGGTTCTGACGAGTGGGCAAAAGATGCTAGATATACGCCTAAAGATTGGGTAAATCAGTTAGAACAAGACTTAGCTAAGGGTGATAACTCTTATGTTTGGACTTCTATACCAGACAAGGTAACAGATCAGATAAAGAAATTAGGCTATCAAGGAATTATTGATACTGGCGGTAAAGGTGGTGATCTTTATGGTCATCAAGTAGTTATACCATTTCAACCATCTCAAGTACGTTCCCGCTGGGCCGCTTACGATCCATTCCGTAGACATGAAGCAGACATTCTTGCTGGTGTAGGTGTTGGCGGGATGTTAGACCCTCAAGCAATAGCTGAAGCACTTAGACAACAGGACAGAAAATGACCGAAACTCCAATTGAGAAGTATCTGAATGTAATTGGCGCATACGACAACGAGTACAAGAAGTGGGAGGCTCGTGCTGCAAAGATCGTTAAACGCTACAGAGATGACAATCGCAGTCAGAACTCTAACGAAACTGCAAAGTTTAATATTCTCTGGTCAAACGTACAGACTCTAGTGCCAGCGGTCTATTCCAAATTACCTATGGCTGACGTATCGCGCCGCTTTGGAGACAATGACCAAGTAGGTCGTGTGGCCTCACAGATCATTCAGAGAGCGATTGACTACGAGATTGAGCATTATCCAGACTTCAGAGCAACCATGAAGAATGCGGTACAGGATCGCTTTCTTGGTGGTCGCGGTGTCGCATGGGTACGCTACGAGCCGCATCTAATTGAGCGTGATATGCCGGAGGACGGGCTACAGGTCACTGAGGACGCTGATGAGGTAGAGAACGATACAGCAGAGACTTATGAAGAGATCGAGTACGAATGCGCTCCTACAGACTACGTTCACTGGAAGGATTTTGGTCACTCAGTAGCGAGAACATGGGAAGAGGTCACGATAGTATGGCGCTGGGCTTACATGACGCGAGAGGCGCTTATAGAGCGTTTTGGCGAGGAGTCTGCAAAGAAGATACCTTTAGACAGCGGCCCACAGACACTAACCTCCTATGGTCAATCTAGCAAAGAGCATACCCGCGCAAAGATATGCGAGTTATGGGATAAAGAGACAGGCAAGGTCTACTGGTTTAGCAAGAACAGCAACTACATCATAGACGAGCGTGATGACCCTATCGAGGTAGAAGGCTTCTTCCCTTGCGGCAAGCCTTTGTACGCTACGTTAACCTCTGATTCTCTCGTGCCTGTACCTGACTTTGTGCTATATCAAGATCAAGCTACTGAACTGGACATTTTAAGCGACAGAATTGACGGTCTAGTTAAGGCTCTGAGGGTACGAGGAGTATATGACGCAAGCCAGCCAACGCTACAACGTCTACTGACAGAGGGAGACAATAATACTCTGATACCTGTGGATAAGTGGATGGCATTCAGTGAAAAGGGTGGCCTAAAAGGTAGTATCGACATCCTACCGCTAGATGTCATAGCTGCTACTCTCATTAACTGCTACCGGGCAAGAGAGGACATAAAGAGTCAAATCTACGAGATTACAGGCATATCTGACATTATTCGTGGTCAGACCAGTGCAAGCGAGACTGCAACTGCACAACAGATCAAGGGCCAGTATGCAGGGCTTAGACTTAGGTCAATGCAAGAAGAGGTAGCATTATTTGCATCTAGCCTGATTAAGCTCAAAGCGCAGATCATGTGTACCAAGTTCCAGCCACAGACACTATTGCAGTACGCTTCTGCACAGCAGATGTCTGAGGCAGATCAACAATTGATACCACAGGCTATAGAGCTTCTTAAAGACAAGCCACTGGCTAACTTTAGAATAGATGTAGAGGCTGACAGTCTGGTGCAGTTAGATGAAGATCAGAACAAGCGCAATCGTGTAGAGTTCTTAACAGCGTTTGGCGGCTTCTTAGGTCAAGCCTTACCTGTAGGCCGCGAGTCACCTGAGATGATACCAATGCTCGTAGAGGTGATGAAGTTTGGCATAGGCGCGTTCAAGCAAGCAGAACCTATCGAGGGTACTCTTGATACAGCCTTAGAACAGATGAAGGCAGCATCACAGCAGCCACAACAGCCGCAGCCTGACCCTGAGCAAATGAAGATGCAAGCACAGCAACAGTCTGACCAGATGAAGATGCAAGCAGATGCACAAGCTGCTCAGATGAAGGCTCAGATTGACGTACAGGCTCAACAAGCACGAGTACAGGCAGATATGCAGATCGAGCAGATGAAGCTACAGGCAGACGCACAGCTAGAGCAAATGCGCCAGCAAATGAAGATGCAAGAGCTACAATACCTAGATCAGTTTAATCGCTACAAAGCAGAACTAGACTCATCTACTCGCATCATGGTCGCAGAGATAGGTGCAAAAGCACAGGTAGATAAGGTTCGTGAGGCAGAAGAGGCCGCTAATACTGAAGTAGCTATTGTTCTGGGGCAAGCATGAGACAGTCTTGGGTATATATAGACGGAGAAGCTGTAGAGGTAGGTTCGGTGCAACATGATGCTAAGGTCTACATCATGCCTGACATAGCTCCTTACAAGTCTATGGCTGATGGCACAATGATTACTGGCAGGGCTATGCACCGTGAGCATTTAAGGAAGCATAACTGCTTTGAAGTCGGTAACGAGACTATGACAAGTCGCGCACCTGTCGTAAAAGATACACGCAGAGAAGTATTAAGCGCACAATTAGCAAATATGTCGCACAGCCAAGCTAACAAGCTATTGGATCGGATGCGAGATAACCAAAGGTTTACCAATAACCCCCACAGGGAGAAATAAATGGATATGCCAGAGTCAGTACCCGATACAAATGTAATAGATAGAAAAGAACTACTAGCACAGCAGTTTGATGAATTAGAAGCAGAACCTAAAGCTGAACGAGTACGCAGTGCTGATGGTAAATACGCACCAAATACCCCTGTAGAAGCTCCAGAAGTAGTAGAAGAGCCTCCAGTATGGCAAAGAGCGCCAGCATCATGGAAGAAGGATTACCATGAGGAATGGGCAGCAGCATCGCCAAAACTACAAGAATACGCATGGCAACGTGAAGAGCAGATGAGGGCTGGTGTTGAGCCGCTTATATCTAAAGCTCAGTACGCTGACGAGATGGAACGGGTAGTACAGCCGTATCTCAATACGATAAACGGTCTAGGAATTAAGCCTAGTGAAGCCATTAGCGGGTTATTGCAAGCAGATAACATACTACGCAACGGCTCACCACAGGAAAAGGAATACTACTTTGCTCAGTTGAGAGAGCAATATGGCATGGGTGCTGCAAATCAGGATGGTGTGCAACAAGCACCACAGCA